TGGGATGATACCGTTCGATTAGATGATTCACATTATTCGTCCAGTGCTACAGGAATAGTCGTAACAGAAACAGGAGATTATAAGTTATCATATAGTATTAACTATGCACAAGACACCCCTAATAATGCGCGTAGCCAGATGAAGTCTTTTGCAACAATAAACTTCTCAGGCTCCGCCGTCGCAACTGGCTCGGCGACAACAATTCCATTCAGTCATGCATACTGCTATCTTAGGGGCGATGGTGGCACGAACTGGGGCGGCGACAGCGGCGGCAACGCTACAACTCGTTTCGGAACAGGGCAATGTCTCACTATCATGTCAGCAAGCGAAGGGGATACAATTAATGTAGTCTGTCAATTTTTCGGAGGCGCTACTAGTGGAGACTTTGATGTGAAGTTGCTGGCTAATCAGTCATGGATAACAATAGAAAAGATTTAGCAATAAACAAATAAGGCATTTCGACTTTTATAATACTATTTATTTGTGATAATTATTATTTCATGGAGTTATAAACTATGTCCACCCTGCTTGAACAAGCAATCATCGACGCAGAAGCCTTACGAGAGGCGGCAATGAAAAATGCCGAAGCGTCAATTGTTGAAAAATATTCCTCAGAAGTGAAGGCGGCTGTCGAGTCCCTTCTAAGTGAAGAGTTCGAAGAAGAACTCGAAGAGGAAGAAGAATCCACCGAAAGTCCCGTAATGAACGAAGTTCCCTACGCAAACGAAGATGGTGACGCACCCGTAACTGTTCGTTTAGACTTAGAGGCACTCGAAAGAGCCCTCGACGAAGAAGGTTCAGTCGAAGCAGAGCAAACTCACGAAGACTTAGCAGAAGAAGTTCTCGACGAAGAAGTCGAAGCATCAGGTGACGATGGCAAAGAAACCGTAACTCTCGATGTTCAGGAACTTGCTGAGACAGCAGAGGAGACAATCGAAGAAGCAGACGAAGAAATCGAGCTTGACGAAACTCTCCTCGACGCCATCGCAGAAGAACTCAAAGTTGACGTCGGAATGCCAGGTCAAGGACTCGGCGGAAGAACAACTCCAACATCGGCAGACTTACAGGGACAAGAGGCAACTCTCGCCAACCTAAAAGACGATGAACTTGCCGAAGAGCACGAAGCTCTCCAAAAGGCAAGAGAAGAAGCAGATATGTATTTGGAGCAGGTTGAGAAACTCACCGCTTCAAACGAAAAACTTCAAACAACACTTACCACACTTAATGAGCGAATGGAAGATGTCAATCTATCCAACGCTCGACTACTTTACACAAACCGTGTCTTGAAAAGCAACTCCTTGAATGAGCGACAACGAACAAGAATTGTCGAGTCTATTTCAACTGCTGGTTCTGTAGAAGAGGCGAAGGTAATCTATGATACACTTCAAAGCGCAGTGGGAGGCACAAAGCGTGCCCCGCAATCACTAAGCGAAGCAGTTGACAGATCTTCTCCAACACTCCCTCGTAATAATTCGAGGACAAACAAACAACAATCTGCTCAAAATCCACAATATAACAGGATGAGAGCATTAGCAGGCATTAAAGGAGATAACTAAGATGTCAATTCTTAATAAACTAACTGAGGGTATCGTAGACCGCGATCTCTCTAAGGAGGGCGCAGCCCTTCTAACCAAGTGGGAGCGCACAGGACTTCTTGAGGGCATTGATAATGACCGCAAGCGTAACTCTATGGCACGCCTACTTGAAAATCAAGCAAAGGAGCTTCTCCGTGAGGCTTCCTCAATGGCAGCAGGAGACGTAGAAGGTTTCGCTGCTGTAGCATTCCCAATCGTTCGTCGTGTATTCGGTGGACTTATCGCTAACGATCTCGTAAGCGTTCAACCAATGAGCCTTCCATCAGGACTCATCTTCTTCCTCGACTTTACGTTCACAGACACTAAGTTAGGTTCAGAGCTAGATGAGTCATTGTATGGTGGTGGTGTTGTCGGTCAGCAAATCACAGGCGGTGTTTCACTTTCTGGCGATTCTGCTGAAGACAGTTTCTACAACCTCAACAACGGATACTCTTCACCAACAGCTTCCTCTGCGGCTCTCGCATGGACTTTAGTTGATAGTGGAGTCTACGGACTTAATGATGCCGTTCTTGATAGGCGTTGTCGCTACGATCCTGACTTTACATCTGGTACAACCACTGTACTTATAGCAAGTACGCCGTTGACTGGATTGGGTCAAGTAAACCTTCGTGACTTAGTGGCAATTGATGCAAATCAAGCTACTCATATTCGTAGACTTTCTACTACCGATGGAACAAGCTTGCAGTGCGTATTCGCATCTGTAGATGCTTCTGTATCTGTTGCAACTATGAGTGGTACTATCATCGCATCATCTGCATCTTTGGACTTCCCACAGGTTGATGACTTCGGCGGAACTCCAGCAGCGGGCGCAGCTAACGCTCTCGGTGCTGTCGTCGGNNANGCNACTTGGGGNCTTGAGAACCAAACAGCAATCCCAGAAATCGACATCAAGGTTGACTCAGTGAGCATCACTGCAATCACCAAGAAGTTGAAGGCTAAGTGGACACCAGAGTTAGGTCAAGACCTCAACGCATACCACAACTTGGATGCAGAGGTTGAACTTACTTCAATCCTTTCTGAGCAAATCGCTCTTGAGATTGATCGTGAGATTCTTGAAGACCTAATCAAGGGCGCAACTGCTAGTACATTGTACTGGAGTCGTGCTGCTGGACGCTTTGTAGACCGTACAACTGGTGCAGAGATTGGCGCAACAACCGCTACTCCTGACTTCACTGGTACTGTTTCAGAGTGGTACGAGACTCTTGTTGAGACTGTAAACGACGTTTCTGCGGCAATCCACCGTAAGACTCTGCGTGGTGGTGCAAACTTCCTCGTATGTGGTCCAGAGGTTGCTAACGTTCTTGAGTTTACCGCTGGTTTCCGTGCGAACATCACTGGTGATGCTGATCGCGGTACTGTCGGAGCAGTTAAGACTGGTTCTCTCAGCAAGAAGTGGGATGTATACGTAGATCCTTACTTCCCACGTAACGTTATNCTTGTTGGACGCAAGGGTGGTTCATTCCTCGAAAGTGGATATGTATACTCACCATACGTCCCACTACAGGTAACTCCTACTATCTTCGGAACCGAAGACTTCGTGCCTCGCAAGGGCGTGATGACTCGTTACGGTAAGAAGATGGTTCGTCCAGATATGTATGGACTTGTTATCGTTCGTGATCTCTAAGAGATAACTCGTAACACTAAACTCGCCCCCTTCTCTTTATTGAGTCGGGGGCGTTTTTTTTATTTGCGTTAGTCAATATTGCAGACTATTTATGGAGAGGAGATATATAGAATATGGCAATACCAACACTCACACCAGGTTCAACAGTTAGCGCAATAGTGCTTCCTTCAACGGGTTCTGCGGCATCCGTCGCGGCAAACTGTCCCATCGGTGTCTACACAGGTTCCACAGACTTCCTATCTGGAGCGTCAGACCAAGTAGCATACACCTATCAGAAACTCGGTGGCGACATCTTGGATATTGAGTTGACAACGGGTAGTGTCTATGCCGCCTACGAAGAAGCAGTATTAGAATACTCCTACATCGTCAACATGCACCAGTCAAAAAACATCCTATCAGATGTATTGGGAATGTCAACAGGCACGTTTGACCACGACGGAGAGTCAAAGACAGGCGACACCGATGTCGCACTAAAATACCCAAGAACAACATTCGCCCACATCCAGAGACTAACAGAGGGATACGGCGGACAAGCAGGCATTGGTGCTAACTCTATTATCTATTCGGCATCATTCACAGCAGTAGACGCCCAACAAGAATACGACTTATACTCCATCCTCTCGTCATCATCTGATACTAATAGTGATGAAGCAACAAGTAATCCAGTTCCATATGCTGGACTAATAAACGGCAACAAGATAGTTATCGAGAAGGTGTACTACAAGTCGCCACACGCCATGTGGCGATTCTTTGGATATTACGGCGGACTCAACACCGTCGGAAATCTTTCGAACTACGGACAGTACGCTGACGACTCGACTTTCCAACTTATTCCAGTCTGGCAAAACAAAGCACAAGCAATGGCGTTCGAAGACTCTATCTACACCAGAAACTCACACTACTCGTTCGAACTCCACCACGACAAACTAAAGATTTTCCCATCCCCAACATCACCAGGTTCAGTCACACCTAAATACTACTGGTTTGACTTCCGCATAATGAGCAACGCTTGGGATGAAACGAATACCGCAGCAGGAGCAGCATCAGGAGTTGACGGCATCAACAATATGAACACATTGCCGTTCGCCAACATCCCATACGCAAATGTGAACTCCATCGGTAAGCAATGGATACGACGCTTCACTCTCGCCCTATGTAAAGAGACGCTNGGACAGACACGCTCCAAGTTCGCCACTATTCCAATACCAGGTGAATCAGTAACGCTCAACGGAAGCGCACTTATCACCGAGGGTAGAGAAACACAAACCAAACTAAGAGACGAACTCAAAGAAGTTCTAGATCAACTCACCTATCAAGTCCTCGCAGAGAAGGACGCATCTATCGCAGACTCAGTAGAGACTATAACTAAGAGGGTTCCAGCAGGTGTCTTCGTTGGATAGGGGATAAATAATGTCAGATGATAATAAATGGAGTCAACCAGACGCACCTCCTCCACCATTATTTGTCGGAGAGAAGGAAAGAAATCTTGTAAAAGCAGTAAACGACGAACTCATAGAAAGAGTCGTCGGACAACAAGTAGTCTATTATCCAATAGACAGAAACATAACACAATACAACGATATCTACGGAGAGGCAATAGAGAAGTCATTCCTCCCACCAGTCCGTGTCTACGCCCTCGTTGCTTTCGAAAGCATCCAGACAAAAGCAGACGACGCAAGCGGACTTGATAAGTCAAGCAAGATAACCGTCAACTTCCATAAGCGAAGACTAACCGAAGATCAAGATTTATTCGTTCGAGAAGGCGACTTCGTTCTCTACGGAGGACTACACTATGAAATCTCAACACTCTCGCAACCAAGAGAACTATTCGGACAAATAGATCACAAGTTCGAAATAACAGCAATGTGTACACTATCCAGAGAGGGACTATTCGATGCCAACTGATGTAAAACTGGGAGAAGTGCCGTTCCAGCCCTCAACCATTGAGACTATCGACAGGGCGCTATTTGATTATGTTGACGACTCATTAGACATATCTTGTACCACCAATAAGGGATGGAAGAAGGTTCCATTCTACTGGGCAGGTGCCGAAAGAGCATATCAGATAAAGCACGACAGAGAGTTGAGAGACAACAACGGTGTCCTCATCTATCCACTAATGACTGTTGAGAGAGTCACACTGACGAAAGACATCTCAAAGAGAGGTTCAGTCTACGCCCCCATCTCAAACATCAACGATGTCCAAGGCGGTTCCATAACCGTCGGCAGGGTAATAAAACAAGACAAAACCGCCAACTTCGCCAACGCCGACTCAAAAAGAGTTGTTCTCAATGTCGGCAACGGGCAAGAAACATATCCGAGAAAAGAAAATAAAAAAGTAGTATACGAAACTCTCACAATGCCCATCCCCGTCTATCTCGAAGCAACATACAAACTAACAGTCAAGACAGAGTATCAGCAGCAAATGAACGAGATACTAACCCCGTTTATGACGGCACCAGGTGGTATAAACTACTTCGTCGCTCAAAAAGACGGGCACAGATTTGAAGTCTTCGTTGAATCAGNTTATTCAATAGAAAATAACGGTTCCTCCCTCGGAGAAGATGAACGGGGATACAAGACAGAGATATCATTCAGAGTCATCGGATATGTAATGGGAGCAGACAAAAACGCCGAGCAACCAAAGATAGTTCGCAGAGAGAACGCAGTAGAAATAAAGATGCCGAGAGAAAGAGTTATATTCGGAGACATAAATGAGAATATACACCTCAGTGGTAATGTTCCGTTTTATAGAGAGTAGTCTCTATTTATTTATGCGTTTAGCTTTTTCATCAACTATTTACTTACGATAATACGAATATAAATACTTATTTCGAAGATTATGTTATAATGCTGCAAGGAGATAACACATAATGTCAGTTAAATCATTCAAATTCATTTCACCAGGTATCTTCATCAACGAGATTGACAACTCCCAGTTGCCAGCAGTTGGAGCGGAGATGGGTCCAGTCATTATTGGACGCACCGAGAGAGGGCCAGCAATGCGCCCCGTGAAAGTAAACTCATTTTCAGAGTTCGTCGAGGTTTTCGGAAACCCTATCGCGGGCGGACAAGGTGGAGACATCTGGCGTGACGGAAACTACACCACACCAACTTATGCCTCTTACGCCGCACAAGCATACCTCCGCAACTCAAACGCCGCTACAGTCGTTCGTCTCTTAGGAGCCGAGCAAAGCGGATTGGCTGATGACGCCGCAGGAAAAGCAGGATGGTATACAGCAAAAGAGAACGACTCTACTTTATCTTCCAACGGTGGAGCATACGGACTCTTCGTATTTGAATCTGGCTCATCAGGAACAACAGCCGACGGCGCACTCGCAGCAGTCTGGTATTTGACTACTGGTTCTATCGAACTTTCAGGAACATTGAGAGGTCCCAATTCAGTTCTGTCACAATCCGCCGCTTGTCTTTACGCAGATGATAGTGGAGATTATAAGGCAGTCATTTATGGCGCTGCTGGAGCAGTTTCCCAAGAAGTTTCTTTCAACTTCACTCCTTCCTCTTCAAAGTATATCCGAAAAGTATTCAACACCGATCCAACTTTGACTAACTCAAATATAACTCAAACAGATCAGGCAGAAACATATTGGCTTGGACCTACATACGAAGGACACCTTGCAAATGTCGTCGGAAGCACTACAAATACTTTCGGAACAGTTCTAGGATTGGACAGTGGTTCAACCAGCGCCGCAGACTTCCGTGGAGGATTCCAAGCAGCGCAAACTCCTTGGATTATTTCACAGGATATTGGAGCTTCTGCAAACTATCAAGCCGAGGATATGACGAAACTATTCAAGTTCCATACTCTTGACGCAGGNGANGNNGAGCAAAAGAAGCTCAAAATCTCAATCGCAGACATCAAGGCTCCAACGAGCCCAGATCAGACACACGGCACATTCAGCGTTCTCGTAAGAGACGCAAGAGATAATGATAACGCACCAGTTGTTCTTGAGAGATACAGTTCAGTAAACTTGAACCCTGCTTCCAATAACTACATCGGACGAAAAATCGGAGATCAATACCTCTCTTGGGACGACACCGAACGCCGTCACCGTGTTTATGGAAACTACGTAAACGCATCTAAGTTCATCAGAGTAGAAGTGAATGAAAGCCAAACAGACGCATCATTACTTCCATTCGGTTCATTCGGACCAGTTCGTATGAAGTCATGGACATATAACTCGGCTAACAGCGCCTCTGTTCCAGATTGGGCTTGGGCACAGGGAGGAGGCAGTATTCCTTTGGCTGAAGGTGCAAACTTTATCGAAAGTGGATCAGATGGAGCAGACGGGTTCACAGGAAGTATGTACTACCCAGCGATTCCACTAAGAGTAAGCGCCTCCGCTGGAAATCTTTCAGATCCAAAGAACGCCTACTTCGGCATCGACACAACCCAGAATGGCAACAATCGCCACGATTCAAGCTATTCAGACGCCGTTCGCATGTTACCACCTGTTATAGGCTCATTCGCAACGGGAGACTCTACTGAATACTCATACATGTTCTCTCTTGACGATGTATCAGCCTCGGTAGACACTGGTGTCGCATTGGGCGTCTGGGTATCTGGCTCACGCTTGGCAGGAAACTCTTGGACAAGTAGTTCATATACGGCAGTTCTCGATAACGGATACAACCGTTTCACCGTTCCGCTCCACGGCGGTTACGACGGATTGAACATCACCGAAAAAGATCCATTCAACTATACTCGTGCTCTCGCAGACGGAACCGATTCTACAAAATACGCTTACTACTCAGCAAAGCGAGCAATCGACACCGTA